GAAAAGTACCTATCTCATCCAAAAATATATACCATTTCCAACAAACCCCTTGACAAATTTAAAATATTAACAAAAAATGATAGAAATTAACTTACCACATAAGTTTGAGCCAAGAGAATATCAGTTACCACTGATGGAAGCTATTGATAATGGGTATAAACGTCTAATTTATGTAGCTCACAGACGTGCTGGGAAGGATAAAACTATCTGGAATATCACAATTAAAGAAGCATTTAAAAGAGTTGGAACATATTACTACATCTTACCTACTTATTCTCAAGCTAAGAAAGTTATCTGGGACTCTATTGATAAAGATGGGTTCAAGATGATGAATCATTTACCAGAAAAGCTGATTAGAACCAAGAATGAAACAGAAATGCAGATAGAGTTGGTTAATGGAAGCATAATACAGTTGGTTGGTAGTGATAATGTTGATAGAATTGTTGGAACTAACCCTATTGGGGTGGTATTTTCGGAGTACAGTATCTGTAAACCAGAGGTTTGGAACTTCTTAAGACCTATTCTTGCTGAAAACGGCGGATGGGCTATCTTTAACTTTACTCCTAGAGGTATGAATCATGCACACACACTCTTACAAATGGCAAAAGACTCACCAGATTGGTGGGTAGGAATATATCCTGTGAGTGTTACAAAGGCATTAACTCCTCAAGCATTAAGTCTGGAGAGAAAAGAAATGCCGAGAGCTACATACGAACAGGAATATGAATGTAAGTTTCTGGAAACTGGTTCACAATTCTTCAAGAATATTGAGAACTGTTGTTATACAGAGGAGGTTAGACGTTCTCTATCATCAAGTGGTGATTTTAAGTTAGGAGTAGACTTAGCTAAGTATAATGACTTTACTGTTATTACACCATTATGTCTGAATACAATGGTTGTTCATCCACAAGATAGATTTAATCATATGGATTGGATAGTCCAAGAGGCTAAGATAGAAGCTAATGCTCGTAAATACAATAATGCTAGACTTACGTTGGACTCAACAGGTATCGGAGATCCTGTGGTAGAAGAATTAAGGAGAAGAGGTCTTAACATTCGAGATGAAGATGTCTTTAAGTTTACGGAAACAAGCAGAAAGAACTTACTTAATCACTTAGCTATCTTGTTGGAGAACAGACAGATACTTATTCCTAATGACCAAGAGTTGATTGATGAGTTAAAGAGCTTTAGCATTGAGTTATCAGATTCAGGTAAGACTATTATCAGATGTCCAGAGGGATTACACGATGATAGAGTAATGAGTCTTGCATTGGCCTGTTGGGGAGTAGATGAAAAGGAAGAAGAAATACCACTATTCTACGATACTGGTAAAAAAGAGAAGAGAAAGAATGAGTGGGTGTAAAATACAGAGTGATTAGCTTAAAAGCTATCTATCTTATTCTCGATTACTTCGTTTCGTTTCACTACACTCGTAATCTCGAAGCAAAACGCATAAGATTACTTATGCTTATTTGCGAGATATATTTAATATCGTTTAACTGGACAAGAGTATTTAAAAGCCTATATATTAATAGTCTTTGGATACCAGTTGTTCATGAAATATACCTTAATATATTTCTTTATCAGTTTTCTCTCTGCAACTGTTTATTGAGATTATATTCTATGCAACTGTTCTAAAGATGGTTGCCGTTTCTCGGACATCTTATTGTCGATACAGACACAGAACTCAGGTCGTTCTCAATACTTATTCCCATACGTAATCCTTTAACTGGAGGAAGAATTCGGTCTTACCACACTGTACCCCTCAGTTCTTACAATTTAATTGGCATCCAGTTAGAGGCTTGTAAGATTCGCCTACCTTCTAACCAGTAAAAACAAAAACCCTCACAGTAGAGTGGGAATATCTCTATTCCCATCCTCCTGTAAAGGTTCTTTACGGAAGATTAACTACTGGATAGGTTACTATCATGACACAATTATAACATTGTATAGTTTTATTGTCAAATATGTTTTACACTTTGTATTTATTATGTTATAATATTGGTATGTATAACGAATCAACATCTCCAAATAGGGGGTATTATGAGAACATATTTGCTCAAATACGAACCGAGAAAGATAATTTTATTAATAATGATATTTATCCAGTTTCAGGGTATAACTTTAACCAATATAAGACAATAAAGAGAATACATCTCTACTCTAATTCAAGATTTGAGAATGGACAGTATTATCTTGGTAAAGAAAAAATATTCTTTGATATAAATACCAACCCAACCGAGTTGGCTGCAACAATGTTAGACTTTGATACCAGACATATCAAACCTTATTCTAATGTTGTTAATTCTTATTGGAAAACATTCTTATTTAATAAAGAAGCTGAATATTATTTCAAGAAGAACGGATTTGCATCAATGCTAAATGAACTAGCTACTAATGTTGCCCGTTATGGTTCTGCTGTCATACAAAAGACAGGTAAAAAGTTGAAGATGGTAGACTTACGTAAACTTATTATCGATCCGTCTGTTGAAAAACTTACTAAATCAAGATTCATCATCATCGAACACGATTACACTCCTTCTGAATTAAGAGAAGTTGGTGAAGAGAATGGTTGGGATATGGAAGCGGTAGAAGAAGCAATCTCAAAGTTCGGAGATATAAATACTCCTAACTCTTATGTTGATGAAGAGGGTTCAATGAACACAATAAACTCTACTCCTAACATTAAAGTATGTGAGAGATGGGGTGAAGTTCCTGAAAGATGGTTTGGTGGTAAGAGCAATAAAATGATAAAGAGTATTTTCTTTACTGCTGGATATGAATCACAATCCAAGAATGATAAAGGTGAAGTTACAGGTGAAGATGGTGTTGTTCTGTTTAAATCTAAATGGCATAAAGAATATCCGTTTAAAGACTTCCATTACACAAAGACTGCAGGCAGATGGCTTGGTGTTGGTATCGTAGAAAAACTATTCCCAGTTCAAATCAGATTCAATGAACTAAAAAATCAGCAAAGATTTGCGATGGAATTATCTTCTAAGCATATCTTCCAGACAAGAGATAGAACAGCTTTCAATAACGTGTTGACAGATGTAGACAATGGACAAATACTTCTTACAAAAGGTGAAATAACTCCTATCGTTAATGAAGAGAGAAATATGGCTGCTTTCGGACAAGAAGAACAGACTTATTACAAACAAGCTCAAGACTTAACATTCGCTTATGAAGGTGCTAAAGGTAACTTTGGAGCAGAAACAACAGCTACGACTTCTATTATCTCATCAAAAGCTACTTCAAGTATTTTTGACTTCAAGAGAGAGAACATCGGTAATGCTATGAGAGATTTCTTAAACGATTTCGTCAGAGATGAAATAATAAAAGATATAACTCCTGAACACGTACTTATCTTTACAGGTAATATCGAACAGTTGAATCAATTTGATGACCAACTCGCTCAAGCATACACAAACAACTACTTTATAAAGAGAGTTACTGCTGGTGATATGGAGATAGACCAAACTCAACTAGATGACTTTAAGAAACAAACAATATCAGATCTTAAGAGAGGTAGATTAGAGAGAAAGACATTGATAGAAAAAGATTGGTACAAAGATGCAGATATTTGGTTAGACTTTAATGTCAGCAACGAAGCTATCGACCCAACAGCTATGTTCCAGAACTCTAACTCTGTTCTTATCGCACTCGCACAGAACCCAACTATACTACAAGACCCAAGACTTAAATTAATATTCTACAAGTATATGGAGAGCTTAGGAATTAATCCTACAGAAATTGAATTAGCAGAACAATCAGTATCTACTCTAACCAATCAAGGACAAATGGGAGAGATGGGACAGATACCACAAGCACAAGTTCCACCAGAAGTTATGACAGGAACATCTAATATGCCAGGAGCAGCTAAGCAACTAACAAGATAACAATATGAATCAAGTAAATCTATCAAAATTTTATGCAGATGGCGATTGGATAATCGTTGAGAACATAATCAAAAACTGTTTTAAGAAATTTGCTTATGAGCTTGACGAGAGTTTATCTCCAGAAGATTTTAAAGCACAAACACTCGCTAATAAGAAACTAATAGAAGCTATTAATGAGTTTCTACTTGAATCTAAGATATATACAGCTCCTGTTGCATACAAGAATCCGTTTGAGTAGCTTGACAGTCTATTGTTCTGTGTTATAATATTCTCATATAGGCACGTAAGCAAAGCCATAAACTTACACTAATCGCTTGGTAGTAAGCATAATCTACTAAATTTCATGGATAATGAAAAACAGGTTGACCCAGCCATAATTGAGTCAGAAGGAGAACTTGAGATAGTTCTAGATGATAACGGTGCAGAAGATGTTGAGGCTTTGAAAGCAGAAATTGCTAAGAAAAACGAAGCTCTCAAACAGGTTCTAGCTCGTGCAAAGGCAGCCGAAGCGAAAGCTAAGGAAAAGCCAGTGGTGATAGAAGAGAAAAAAGAAACGTATGGAGCAAACTTTGATGACGCTTTGGAACTTAGGTTTCAGGGATACTCAAAAGATGCTGTTGATTTCATCCTTAAAAATGGTGGACTCAAATCGCTTGACAATCCTTACGTTAAATCAGCTGTTCAAGCTATGAAAGAACAGGAAAAGGCTGAGAAGTCCGTTCCAAGTGATTCATCTAATAAATCGGATATTGAAAAGAAATATACGAATGAACAGTTAAAAAATATGTCAGCGGCAGAATTACTCAAAATTTTGCCTAAGTCAAATAGATAGTACTTTTACAATTAAATAACTAATAAATGATTCAGACAACGTTGGGTAATTCATTTAGTAATAATTAAAAATAATTAATAAAATGGAAACAATAACTTCAAGTCTTTCTGGATTGATGGCAATATTCTATTCTAAGGATTTCTTAGATAGAGCAGAACAGTTAAAAATGTATGACATCGGTGCTCAAAAGAGACCTATGCCAAGAAATGGTGGAAAAACTGTTTACTTCAACAGATTCACTCAATTATCAGCAGCTACAACACCTCTTACAGAATCAACAAACCCTTCTGCAACAGCTCTTTCTACAACAGTAGTTTCAGCAACAGTAGCAGAATATGGTGCTTAC